GGATTTTTTGTAATGGCATGGGCTACCTTTATTTACTGGCAACGCCTTTGGTCTTCTCAAAAGAACGCATACCGGCAATGCCCACGATGCCTGATAATATCACCCAAAGCTGGTCTGCGTCTAGTACTGGCGGTGGATCCATGCCTACTGGAACCCAACCCATAGCTTGCAGATATTTCCAACACCATTGGAACAGCGGATACAGCAAAAACTGATACCCCATAGCAGCTACACCAATCCAACCAATAGCTGGCCTCCAACCTGAAACAAACACACTGGATGACGCAGCTTCTATTTTGTTGACCTCAATCTGCGCTAGGTCTGTGGCTTGGTCAATGCGTTTCTCTTCAAGGTCGAGCTTACGTTGCTCAATCTCCATCTCCATGCGTTCTTTGTCGGTAGTGACAAGATCGCCAGCAACCTTACCAACAGCTTCAATAATTGATCCAACGGCAAGCAAGCTCATTTCAAACCTTTCAGTGTGCGGTTTAGCCAGCCCTTGAGGAACTTGACCTGCACGGGGTTCTTGTTGCATATCTCAACGTAGCGGGCAATCTTAGCCAAGGCATAGGACTCTTTGAACCGCTGGCCGTCAGTGATCTGGTTGAGCTTCTCTACAGTCTTAGCGCCAATACCGCCGTCAGGAGTAGCGCCCACTACAAGCTGCGCCAGCTTCACAGCCATGCCCATACCTGCATTGACGCCGAAATTAAAGATGGTGTTGGCTACGTCTTGATTTGCAATCTCGTTTCCGCGCATCTTGTCCCAGAACTCTACGCGATAAAACTCACGCACCATAGGCGTAAGAGACCCGCCAAACTCTTTCTTATCCACAAGCGCCCAGCCGGGCCACTGAGGGTTCTTGTTCCTAGCAATACCAGCGTAGGTCATACCGCCCGTGTCGCCGGGAACGTCGTGGAGGACATAACCGCCCTCGTCTTGCATCATCAATTCAAAGGCTGGTTCAAACTGCGCCATTACTTGTCCTTTGGTTTAGTGTCTTCATTCTGCATGAGTTTGATACCAGACAGGAACCCAATCATGCCGCCGATAAGAGTAGAAAAAGCGGGTGAAATCATTTTGAAGATTTCTGCGTTGTCCACTTCCTTCGCCCACAGTCCGAGCATAAAGGCGACCACCATGGCCAATACAGAGATGCACAGGGTTGTGCTTACCATAAGAGTGACGTATAGCGTCAGTTTTTCCTTCGTGTCTGGCACGTGTTGTGGTGGTTTCTTGGTCATACGTATTTGTCAAAATGTTTTGTGTTGTTAAAGATTTCCAACTCAATCGTGTTTTGTCGCGCCCGTTTGTTGTACAACTCAATCTCAAGTGCGTCAACTGCTTTCTCTATTTTAGCGGCCTCTACCGCCAGCCTGTATTCATACTCAAGTCGCTCGGCTCTACGCTCCGAAGCTATTGCTCGGACATCGTATGGAGTGGGGAACACAAACGGATACCATTTGCGAAGTTGGATCATTTCTTTTCACGTTTAATCGCTTCTTCATAACCACGCAAAATTAAAGATCGGGCTTCTGCCGAATCTGCTGTGCCCGCCCACATAGGCAGGTTGTTCCAAATCACCACATAGTCTTCTGGCTTGCAATACTGTGCATTGTTCTTTAACCACGCAACCATTTGTTGATGACGCTCGGACGGGTTGTGAATTGTGTAGCCGATCCCATAGAACTCGCGCACATGGCAGCCATTCTTGGCTACGGCTCCAACTAGCCCCAACAGCAGTAACAGTACGAGCCAGCGCATACATCATGACCATATCCAAATGATTGTGTACGTCCCCCAGACAATGAAGGCCACAATAACTCCACCAATAATAAACGCTTCTGGCCAGTCTTGCACGCTGCGACACCCCTCAATATCTTCTTTTAAGGGCGTTCATAACCCCTTCGGCTAATTCATACAATTTAGATAACGGTAAAAGCTGCCTGTACTTTTTTAAATGAACCATTGAAGACGTGTTATTTATAGTGTCTTGTGTTAATTCAAAGCGTGTCATTTTTACTGGAATATTATTTGGCGTATGAAAACGCACTGCAAATAAAGGATCTTCTGCTGTTAACTTAACAGGCTGGCTTTTATCTATTACGGTAAATGTAAAATCAACAGGCCTAGCCCATTTTGAAATATTGTATTTACCGGGAATCATTTTTATATTTTTACTAGATTCTGAAGAAATAATTGGCAAATCCAATACAGACATTTCCACATCATCTTTTGAAAAAAACATATATTTAGGTACAGTTGTTAATATTATTACACCATTTGGGGTTGACCTATTATTTATTAATTTATCATAAAAGCTTTGCCCATAACGATCAGTATTTATACCGTTATTTTCACTAAATGTTAATGTTAAATCTAGTGGTGCTTTTATGATAAAATCATTTTTTATTATACCCTTTACTGCTGGGCAACTAAATAAGTGCCCGTACATATCTACAATAGTATTATGCGCTACCCCCAATAACGGAGTGGGCGGTAGATACGCTGTATCTACCCAAAGGTCTTCCTCATTGCATGTGTCTCTCCAAGGAGCCCAAAAAACTTCTGCAAATTTTTTCATGGAATAATCACTATTGTATCGGTGTCAGTATAAAACAACATAGTCCCGTTGCAGGCTATGTTCCAGTCAAGTCCATCCGTTTCGCTCCATGAAGGTACTTGTATCCGCACATGCCGAGCTAAATGCTCAACACCATTTTCAAAAACACGCCAAGCATGTTCTTCTGAACCCCGACCCGGTTGCCCCCTTGACTTGTTAAACCGGATCAGGTATTTGTTCATTGAGACGCAAAAGGCATCATTGGCTTACCCGTGTACTCGCTTACCAGTTGATATATTTCACCCTTGTCCTCAGACCATACAGGCTCGGGCAAAAACTCAGGGTCTAATATTTCACCTTCTACATCCCGAACAGCGTGTATACAAGAACACACGGTGTTTTTTTCCAGCGCGGTAAGCCGGTGGCGTTTGTCTTTATGGATAAACACCATATTGGGTGCGTTAAAAACCTTGGATGATACAACCGCATCATTGTCGTCTAAAACATCTACTACGACAGCGCCCGTACTGACAAGTGTTGCATGGTCATAAGTATGCTGATGCCCATGCTCAACATCTCCAACGTTTACAAAATGCATCAATCTGCAAAAAACGTTACTGACTGCAATGATTTTAATTTCTGGGGAAGACATAATTACTCCGGTTGAGCTGGCCAGACAATGTTTGTTGGAAACCCCACCTGCAAGGGAATATCACGCAAAGCTTGGCGGAAAACCATCCAATCGGCGCGTTGACCTTTTGTAATGGTGCGGTCATCTTCTGCAACCGCCCAAGCAGTGTTTTTCAACCATTGTTCAATTGTTGCGTTAACTTCATCAGCAGTCATTGGGACTGTAGTTTCTTCACCCACTTCAAACCAGCCTTGGTCAGCGTAAGCGTCGCCAAGCCATGACAAGTCACCAAGACGGTCTTTGATACCGCCCATACCAAAAATAGGCCCCCAGTTTTCAGGAAGCTTTTGCGGCGCGTTTAGTGTTTCGCCGGTTGACAGTTTTTTTAATTGCCACAACATTTTTAGCACTCCTAGTTAATTTCATTCCCGGTTGTTTTTCGGGAGGTGGTAGTTTAGCGCCAACAGCATCGGCTATCGGTACTGGGTTTGAGAATGGGGCATGACTGTTTAGCATCAGCGGGCCCGTGTCTGCTGAATTCCAACCACGCCAGCTTGAAAAATCTTCACGTGGTTTTATAGCAATATGGCAACCAATACCTGCCGCAAGCTGGTTAATAAGTTCAATTGCTTCTACAGGTTGCAACAAGCACCATAACGCATCCCCGCCATCACCTCGCATTGCAACTTCAACAACCCCGCCAAAAGCGGTGCCAGTTGTAACAGACCGAGCCCTTTGCGCGTTGCTTTTTAAAACACGAAACGATTGTTCTGCTTCGTGCAGTTTTTGTTCAAGTTCAATTTGGGCCAATCGTTCTTTTATAGAAGTCTTGTTCATTATTGTGGATTCCAATTAATTACTATATTACCTCCACTGGCAACGACAACTGGGGCAGACCCGCCGGGAGTTACAGTTTGACAATTAAAAGTTGTAGGGTTGGCTGCGCTTCCAGCGTTTCCGGGATTCCCTGCATTTCCTGCAGACCCGCCTCCACCGCCTCCACCGCCACCTCTCCACCCATGGTAGCACGAACCACCACCGCCACCACCACCGCCGCCACCAGTAACTAGATTGCCAGTACCCCCCGTTGCACCGCTGCCGGGAGGATTTCTAACTCCCCCAGTACCGCCTCCTGCACCGCCTCCGTTTCCTCCTCCGCCCCTATTAGCGGGAGATGGGGGGACATTAGCCGGATTACCCGGATTACCACCGGGATTACCGCCACCGGCACCGCCGGGACCATTAGAGGAACTGCCGCCGTTACCGGCGGTTCCGCCCGAGCCGCCCGGCCCACCAGTGCCTCCTGCGCCACCGGGAAAATTTAAACCAAATACAGAAGACGCAGGGCCTGTTGCACCTGCATTACCTGCTGAGCCGGTGTTACCGCCGCTGCCCGCAGAGCCGGGGTTTTGATTTTGGCTAGGTGGTATTTGGGCATTACCCCCCGCCGCACCGCCGCCGCCAGCGCCCCCGGCCCCTCCCGGAATAAATCCACTAAAAGCGGGCATGGCCGCCGAACCGCCCCCACCACCACCACCACCAGAGTTACCGGTGCTCCCAGCGTTACCTGCACCCCCCGCTGCACCTTTACCAACAATACTTACCCGTGAAACACCCGGGGGTATAGAGAAAGTGCCCGGAGCGTTAAATGTTTGAGTGCCACCGGGCACAACTCCCGCACCTAAAACACCAAGTTTTGAAGTTCCAATTGGCATAATTTAACTCCGTTTATTTAACCCAAGCGAAAACCGCTTATCAAATTTATACCCAGCATTAGGGCCGTTTTTATCCACGTAATGCAGCATTACCTGAACATTGATGTCTGTGTCTACCGCTTTGTCACGCCAGTGCGTTACTTCGCAACCCCTATAAATACATGCATCTCCGGGCTCAAGGTAGTGCACAGTTGGCTCTTTTCCCGGGGCTTTCATGTAAATTGGCCAAGGCTTACCAACTGTTGCAATGTGCGATGTTACCGAAATTTCGCAGGCAGGTCTATCTACATGAGGCTTTAATTCATCGCCTTTTTGATACACCCTTGTAAACGAATATGTTGGGTCAAGCTCTAACCCTGTCGCAGCCTCAACTTCTGAAATTGAATTACGCAAAATCACTTCTACCAAGGGATCAGCGTACCAAGATATTTTGCTGCTTGCGTCACCCCTGCCACCTTGGTTGTTTTCAGGATAACGTTTTAAAGAATTTTCTAAGTACCGCGAAATGGTATCAAGCTCTTCTGGTTTGTAAAAATCTTTAACCAAAACGTAGCCGTTTGTTTGGAACTCAGTCATAGTAAAACCACCCCGTAACAATGTACTTATTTATTTCCCCGAGAACAGCGTTCCCACGGTGTGCGTGTGTGTACGCAGCAGGCCACAGCACCATAGTATTTTCTGTAGGGTTAAAACGTTTCTTTTGGTACAGAAATTCTGTCTCCGCCCCTTCTTCTGGCGCAATGCTATTCAGATATAGCATGTACACAACTACCCGACTAGAATGCGCCCCGGGACCTTGCTCTCCGTGCCACACATGGTACCCACCACCGGGGCCAGTACGCTGCATCTTCATCGTAGTTGCACGGATATTCCCGGCATCTTTCAAAATGGAGTACTTATTTGTGTATTCATCGTAGCAACGTTGCAATCCGTCAAAAAACAAACGTTCAGGATTTTGCTCAGCAAACGGCAGTAAATTGTGGTTTCTAAGTTCAATCAAAATTTGATGATCGTCTTTGACGTGTTTTAAAGCTTGCTCGCCCTTCTGTCTGTTAGAACCAACACCGTGAGATTCCAAACGGTCAAATTCGGAAATTAAATGTTGGCAATACCCTTCAGGGTACACATCTTTGTACAACGCAATATGTTCAATATATTCAGGGTTCATTTGAATGCGGGGCCTGAAACCCATGCCACTAAAGATTGACGACTGCCGCGTGTAACCGGCGTTACTTGATGCAAAGTATAAGATGGAAAAACTGCAATAAGCCCTCGTTGCTTGCGAACATTTTCTGGTTGACTGCTTGTCAACATTTGAAGATTGCCCCCTTCATACTCAGAAGGGTCTGTTAATTGCACCGCCATTGACAGCTTTCGGCTTACCCCGCCACCGTAATCTTGATGCCAACCGTACATACCATTTTCAGCTTGATCGTAATTTGTAAGTTGTAAAGCTTCGCCAAACCCGGTCAAATCAAACCGAAAATGCTGTGCGTTCATTTTAGATACAACATCCGCTAACTTTGCAAACACCCACTGAGTGTCGGCATTGTTACTAAGCCAAGATACTTGAGACCGGCGTACTACGGTATCTACTACGCCGGGGCCTCCACCACCAATAACAGCTTTGTGTTCCGCAAGTTTTGCTTTGTTCTGAAGCCAGTTTAATTCCTGCTCAGTAAAAGCATTTTCCCACCAAGCCCAAGGCTCTACTCGTCCTGTGTGCGGAGTTAAAACGTATTCCATCAACGCTCCTTGTGCGAAACAATAAAGTGTAATGACTTTGTTTGTTCTTGTGAATTGTTTTGCGTCAATTGATGTTGCATCCAAGAATTTGCCATCAAAATTGTGCCGGGCTTAATGTCGTCAAAATGAACATAAGACGATGCGTTTGTAAGCTCCACCCCTTGAATATAGTCCAACTCTACCATTTGCTTGTTCATGCGCGGCTCATGATACACAGGGTATGACCCACCTTTTGGTGTTTCCAGAAATAACCAACCGCAGATTTGACTGTTTTTATGCACGTGCACATTGGTGCTACCGTTGCACTTAACATCTTGTCCCCACAGACCAGACACATACAGTTCGTACTTGTCCATATCATAACCTTGCTCACGCAAAATCGTATCTGATGCTAATACCAAGTAATCAACCAGAAACTTTAAAGCTGGATCATTAGCCATGTAGCCTGTTTGGTCTAACAAGCCGTTAGATTTGGTTTGATCGTAATACTTCTGAACAACTTGACGAGTGTATCCAACCCAATCAGGCCGTTCGTCGCGATAAACGCAACTAGGAAAGTATTCGTACCTATCCATCAGGCATCGATATATGCAACCAATGTTTGAGCAAAAACAGTGATATCAGCCGCAGCCACATCACGGGAGTCCACAGCTTTGCTGCGGGCGTTTTCAATTAAGACTTCTTTAGCCAAACGAACTGCTTCCAGTTTGGCTTGTTTAGCTTGCAAAGCCATTTGATTGGCGTGGCGAGCAGCTTCCATTGCGTTTTGATATTCAATATCAGATTGTTGTTCTGCGGTTAAAGCCATTTTAGTGCTCCTATTAAGCGGTTAAGTTTTTCATGGGGATGGAACCATAGTAAGTGGTTCCACCATCGGGGGTAAAAAAGAACCAAACATCAATTGCGTTTGCAGTTGTTGTTCGTGAAAGTGCTGCTGCGCCACCGGGAAATTTAAATGAGCCACCGGCCCAAGCCACTGTTCTACCGGGCGTTGCATCATTTGACAGAATCAGTGTAAACGAAGATGAACCTGTTGCCACAGGATACCGCAAAGTAAATGTGCAGCTTCCTGTAAGTGTTGCGGAAAACACATTACCGCTTGTGATGTCTATGTTAATTGCTGCGCCTGTATTACCCAGCGCCGTAATTGTGTCGGCATAGCCAATAGCTTTAATGTAGTTGCCGGTTGTTACCGCAGCAGAAATAGCCAGCAAGTTTGTAGAAGAGGGAGCAGCGCCTGCACCACCACCAACCACCACATTGTTTGCAGCCAAAGCACCGGATGAAGCTAACGTACCAGAGGCTGTGTAAGCCAAGACACCGCCAGATGTGCCAGAAGACAAGTTAGTGCCGCCGTTGGCGACCGGAAGCGTTCCTGTTACGTTTGTAGCAGCATTTACAAACGTAGTTGATGTGCTTCCTGTTCCGCCGTTGGCGATGGGCAGTGTGCCTGTTACATTGGTTGTTAGATTGGCAAACGTAGTTGATGTACTTCCAGTACCGCCCGAAGCAATTGGTAGTGCAGACCCCAGAGTCAAAGAAGTAAAGTAAGAAGATGCATCTACAACATTTGTGCCGTCGTTAAAGACCAAAGTTGCCTTACCCGCGGGAACAGATATGCCAGTGCCTGAAGTGTTCTTAACTGTTTGAGCGCCTGGGCCCGTATTATTGATAAGGTAAAACTTATCAATCTGGCAACCAGAACCCAGTATTAAATTACGTACAGAACCTATGCCCGTAGAGCTTTCTGTGATGTTTAAACGCAGATTTCTAGCCGCTT